CAATGTCAACTTTAAAGACCCTGCCCTTGCAAAGATTGAGGAAGATACAAAGAATGTCGCCCCAATGCCTAGTTTTGTTCGTGATTACATAGCAAAGTTGACCAGAAAATGAAGGTTTTACCTATCAAAAACGAGGAAACAGAGCCTTGGTTATTGCAAAAACACTATGCCAAGCGTATGCCTCAAATCATGTTTGCCTTTGGCTTGTATGACGATACTGGGCTTGTTGGCGTGATTACCTATGGCATCCCAGCCTCTCCATCGCTTTGCATGGGTATCTGTGGCAAGGAATACTCAGACAAGGTTTTAGAGTTAAACAGGGTTTGCTTGGAGACAAATGAGAAAAACTGGGCTTCTTTTTTGGTGGCAAACTCCATGAAACTACTTCCCAAGCCCTCAATCGTGGTTTCCTATGCCGATACTGCCCAAGGTCATGTGGGTTATGTCTATCAATCTACAAACTTCATTTACACAGGTTTGTCTGCCAATAGGGTTGATTGGACTATAAAAGGCCAAGAACATAAGCACTCTAAAACAATCAGCGATGGTATGACTCTTGAGGAAATTAAGGCAGAACATGGAGATGATTTCTACTATACGGAACGCTCTAGAAAACACCGATATATCTTCTTTGTTGGCTCTAAAAAAGACAAGAAAAGCCTAACCTCAAAACTTAAATACCCCGTAATGCCTTACCCAAAAGGTGATTCAAGGCACTATGACTCAGGCGGTATCGTTAACAAACAAGAACTTTTATTTGTATGACAATAAATGACGCAAACAGAATCCTTGACAGAATCAGAGAAGGCTATCCAATGTCCTTACTTATCACAACTCAAGCCTTACAACGGACAGGAGACATTCCTGACCTACCTCATAACCCATTACGCACTAATGGCTCTGAATCCAGCAACGATAGAGCAAGCCCGATGGAGAACTCAGGAACTGAAAAAGGATTTTCCTACTCTAGGTATCTCGATAGCGAACAAAATAAAGGAGTTAAAGAATGAAATGCCCTAAGTGTCAATCAGACAAAAACAGGATTACAGAGACAATCCAACACGAGGAATTCACCTATCGCAGAAGAATGTGCAATATTTGCTTTATTCTTTTCAGGACAAAAGAAGAGGTTTATAAAGGCGTATTACCTCAGAAGCCCCGTAGACTGACCAAGGCTGAACCGAAAGAGTATCAGAAGCACTTTGCGACTGACTTGCTAAAGAGGTTTTGGAAATGAATCCATTTTTAATCAAAGAGCCTACTGTCATCAGTTTCTCAGGCGGAAGAACCTCCGCATATATGCTGTGGCGAGTCTTACAGGCTCACGATATGAGCCTCCCAAGTGATGCAAAAGTGATATTTTGCAATACAGGCAAAGAGCATGAAGCCACCCTAGACTTTGTGCGAGACGTTGAAAAACAATGGAATGTGCCTATCGTTTGGCTTGAATACCTCAAGGAACAGCCTAAATTTAAGATAGTCAACTACGACACAGCCAGCAGAAATGGCGAACCTTTTGCCGAACTAATCACCAATAAGCAGTTTCTGCCTAACTCAGTCATGCGTTTTTGCACGACAGAACTAAAGATTCACCCAATCACCCGCTATATGGCATCAATTGGACATGAGGAATTTCAGACTTTTGCGGGAATCAGGGCAGATGAACCCCGTAGGGTTGTAAAACTTAGGGAAACCCTCCATGCCCCGTTAGCCATTGCAGGGGTTAGACAGGCAGATGTCCAAGCCTTTTGGAAGGCTAATTCCTTTGATCTAGGGATTGAATTCAGGGACAAAGTAACCCCTTTAGGCAATTGCGATTTATGCTTTATGAAGGGCGGTAACCAATTGATGAGCATTATCCAAAGAGAGCCTAATCGGGCTATTTGGTGGGCAGAACAGGAGAAAAAGATAGGCGGTAGATTCTCCAAAGACCGCCCCGATTACTCTCAAATGATGACTTTCGGTAAGAATCAGACGGATATGTTTGACCAAAATGAAGAAACAATTGCCTGTTTCTGTGGGGATTAAATGACTATTTTTATCGGTATCGATCCTGGAAGCGTTTCGGGTGCTGTGGGTGCAGTTTTATCAAATGGGGACTATTTGGACTCATTCATGATTGAACACAAAGACAAGCATATTTTGCCTATGGTGTTCAAAAATATGATTCTCCGCCTAGCCGATCCCAAAGAGGGGGCAGAAATCTGCTGTGAATTAGTTCATTCAATGCCAAATCAAGGGGTTGCATCAACTTTTCAATTTGGACGGGCTGTGGGTGTCATTACGGCAGTCTGTGAATTGACTAATTACCCGCTTCACATGGTTAGCCCTCAGAAGTGGAAAAAGCACTATCACCTATCAAGCGACAAAGGGGAGGCACTCGATATAGCCCGTATGTTATGGCCTGAAGCCCCTCTCAAAAGGAAAAAGGACATAAACATCGCTGAAAGTTTGCTGATCGCAGAGTATTGGAGGGACTGCATCAATGGAGCAGTTAGAAAACCAATCAATCTCTAAACGGGACGCTTACAGAGTAATCGGGGCTTACATATCCGAAAAGGATCAATTCATATTGGAAACGCTAGGTAACGGAAACATCAGCGAGGGTTGCAGAATTGCGATTTCATGGGCGGCTCATTTCTACAATTTAGGGTTGACAACAGATATGTCGCTGAACAATATCGGGCTAGTTACTGTCTCAAGTACTGATCGACACGTTACTGAATAGCCTAAAAACGCAATAAAACCCTGTTTTTAGCCGTTTTATCTGCTTGTCAATGGGTAGATAGCATAGACAAGTAAAAATGCATTTAAAGGGCTTAGATTGTTCTGGACGTAAAAAAGCCCCGATTAAGGGGCTATCAATAGGTGTAATGTTTTTATTTACGTTTTAGGATAATCTGCAAAATTAGGGCTAGGGTTGCGTAAATCATTAGTAATTTACCCCTTTAATCTGAGTAAATCCCGAAAAATCCCGCTTTGCTTTCCCCTTTGCATACAAAGCAACAACCACAGATTTCGGCTCAATATGTCTCACGTCTGTATCGTCTCCGTCTACAACAGGCCATGTCCTAAAGGATTTAGGGATATCCTCTTTTTTCTGAAATACAACAGCAACCCTAGAATTATTAGGGTTAGTCAATCCCTTGATAGAAATCGGCTTAGGTGTAATGGCAGAAAAACTGTAGGTCAAATCATAATTTCCCGCTGTTTTCCCGTCTAGGTTTCGGCTCGGATGTTTTGTGTAATCATAAAATTGCACGTCAGGGAATAATTGAAATAAATTTTTTCCGTCCAGAACGATCAGATTCTCATAGGCTATGTCGCTAGTCCCGTTAGGACGTACCAAAGGGATCATATTCAATCGTTTAGCCTTTTGCTGTAATGAATGAATGTCAGCGGCTAAAGACAAAAGGAATGCTTGCTGTTGTTTGTAAAAGAATTCTGTCTTTGCTTTACGTGCATTTTGAACACTATTAAAAGCCCCCCGTCCCGCTGAGTTAAGGCAACCCTCGAAACAACCCGCTAGACGGGCTAAAGGGCAGATATTCTCGTCAGGGACTAAGTAGACAATCCCTGTCAGAAACCCTAGTTTTTCCCCTTTTACTGTCTTAGTTGACGATTCACCTAAGATTGTCTTGTAAGGCAGATTTAGGGATTTGAGAGCAGATTTGTATGGATTTTGCATATTGACACCTATTAAAAAAGAATTGTTTACTTGATCAGGACATCGAAATAATCTAAGGCTAAAGCGGCAAAGGCTAAACCGAGACAGATAGACAGAGTTAGATCATAGAAAAATTGACGCATGTTTACACCTATTAGAGAATGATTGTTCGGAAATCGTTGATGATTTTGGCTTGTAGTTTTTCAGGGTAACTGTTAAAAATGTGGCATTTCCAATCAAATGCTACTGAGTTAGTTTCGGCAATGACGGACTGAATAGCCCTGACGTAAGACTCAGCCGAGACAATGTATTGGCCTAGTTTTCCAAAGACAAGATATTTATCGTTCATGTTGACACCTATTAAAATTTTGCTAATTGATAGATTTCGTTGTAGGTAGAGGCTAGATAATTCTGTGCATTCTCTAATGCAGCAATCTTGTCTGTGCCTAGATCGGCTATATCCTCTAACTGATCTACTAAGTAAAAATGCCCGTTAGACTTTTCTAGGACAACGACAATTCCGTCTCCGTCTGCACAGTATTCATTGATTAGTCCGTCTGATCCTTCTGTCTCGGGATTCTCAGGGAAGATTTTCCATGTAATCTTAGAGGATTGAATTGTTGCGATTTCGTTCATATTTACACCTTTTAAAAATTGCGATCTGGACTTTTTTATCTGCATTCCCATAATTGATTAGGAACGTTAGGAAATCGATTATTTATCCATTTGACAGTCCCATGAATGCACTCACAGAATTTAATAGCATCATTCCTGTTTAAGAAGTACGCTAAACATCTTCCGCTAGTTGTAACAACCCTAAAACCATACTTGTTGCTGCATTCATTCTCTACAGCAAAAGGCTAAACGATTAAATATGATCCCTTTGGTACGTCCTAATGGGACTAGCGACATTACCTATGAGAATCTGATCGTTCTGGACGGAAAAAATTTATTTCAATTATTCCCTGATGTCCAATTCTATGACTATACAAAACATCCAAGCCGCAAACTAGACGGGAAAACAGCGGGCAATTATGATTTGACCTACAGTTTTTCGGCCATTAC